AAGAAAAAGAAAAAAGAAAATTAAAAAAAGACGAGCCTGAGTTCAGTCCATTTAACGAAAACACCCCACCGCCATCTCAGCTTAATACTGACGGTAAAAAGATGTGGGCCTTTATTCTAAAAGAATTACTATCCCAAGGAGTTCTACTCCAAACAGATCTTGAAGTAGTGACAAACTATTGCATTGCATATCAGAATCGTAATCGTGCTTGTAAAGATGTTGAAAAATACGGCACGTTTGTTGAGAACGGGAATGGTGGATTATCGAAGAATCCTGCTTTTACTGTTTTGAATGAAGCGTTGAAACAGATGACTACATTCGGAGCGTTGCTCGGACTTGACCCAAGCAGTCGACAACGATTGATTGGTAAGGTAGATGAGCAAAATCACAATCCATTCGCGGAGTTAATGCAATGACAGATAATGTAAAAAAGGCAATTAAGTATGCCAAAGATGTTATTGCTGGCAAAATTCCTGCTTGCCGATTTATTGTAAAAACCTGTCAGCAGTTCATTGATGATTTAGAAAAGCAAAGTGCGGTTAAATTTCCTTATTATTTTGATGAAGTTAAAGCTGAAAAAGCGTGTAAATTCATTCAATATCTGCCACACACAAAAGGCGAGTGGGCATCAAAGCGTCAAAATATCACGCTTGAACCGTGGCAACTCTTCATTATGGCAAATACTTTCGGGTGGTTGCGTAAAAGTGACAATCTGCGTCGTTACCGTGAAGTTTATGTTGAAGTACCCCGCAAAAACGGTAAATCAGCTATTTCTGCAGGTGTCGGCTTGTATATGTTCTGCATGGATAATGAGTTTGGTGCGGAAGTCTATTCAGGTGCAACCACCGAAAAACAAGCGTGGGAAGTATTCCGTCCTGCTCGATTGATGTGTAAGAAAACCGATCTTCTTTGCTCAACTTTCGGTATTGAAGTAAATGCCTCTAACTTAAACCGTCCTTCTGATGGTTCTCGTTTTGAACCGCTTATTGGTTCACCTGGTGATGGTGCATCGCCTAGTTGTGCGATAGTGGACGAATATCATGAGCATAAGAATGATGAGCTATATACCACTATGTTGACTGGTATGGGGGCACGTAAACAACCGCTTATGTTTATCATTACGACTGCAGGTTATAACATCGAAGGTCCTTGTTATGACAAACGCAGAGAAGTAATTGAAAAACTATCCGGTGCAATTCCGAATGATGAGCTATTTGGGATAATTTATACAATTGACGAAGATGATGATTGGACAGATGAAAGCGTATTACGCAAAGCAAATCCAAACTTTGATGTGTCAGTGTATGGCGATTACCTAATTAGTCAGCAAAACAAGGCAATTAATAATGCACGTCTGACCAATACTTTCAAAACTAAACACTTGAATGTATGGGTATCGGCTAAAGAAAGCTATTTCAACATGGTGAGCTGGGAAAACTGCAAGGATGAAACATTATCACTTGAAGATTTCCAAGATGATGATGTTGTGCTTGGCCTTGATATGGCGCGTAAGCTTGATATGAATTCGCTTGTTAAAGTGTTTGCTCGGATTATTGATGGTAAGCGGCATTATTATTGTATCGCTCCAGAATTCTTCGTTCCTGAAGATACTATCTATAACACTGATACCGCTTTAAAACGAGTGGTGGACAAATATCAAAAATGGGTAAATAGCGGGCATTTAACCGCAACAGATGGCGCGGAAGTTGATTATCGAGAGATAGAAGAAGTCATCAAAGATACCAATCAAGAGCATAGAGTTTCCTGTGTTGCGATTGACCCGCATGGAGCGATAGCAATCAGCCATAACTTAGCTGATGAAGGGCTTAATCCTATAACCATTACACAAAACTACACCAACTTATCAGACCCAATGAAAGAATTGGAAGCGGCAATTGAATCAGGCCGTTTCCATCATGATGGGAATCCAATTATGACCTGGTGTATCGGTAATGTGGTTGGTAAGACAGTTCCAGGGAATGATGATGTCGTGCGTCCAATTAAAGAAATTCCTGAAAATAAAATAGACGGAGCGGTGGCTCTAATGATGGCAATAGGTCGCATTATGTTGAGCACTGATGATGAAAACTTTTTCCCGAATGAGGTATTAGAACTATGAGAACTGTCATTTTAGATCTTTTAGGTCTAACAGGCTTTGGCTTGATGTCTTATGGAGTGTATCTCAAATATGGGGCAGATATTGCATTAATTGGTAGTGGGGCATTATTACTGCTTTTAACTATTTTGGCATCGAGAGGTAAACAATGATTTTTGATAAATTATTTAGCACTCGTTCGTTGGAGAACCCAGCGGTGCCATTAAGTGCTGAATCAGCTTACGAAGAGATATTCGGCATTCAGCCGACTAAATCGGTTAGTCCTGATTTGGCAATGAAGTTATCTGCTGTTTATGCTTGTGTTTACGTGTTATCGAGTTCGGTCGCGCAATTACCACTGCACGTTAAGCGCAAGAGTGGTGATAAAGTAGATACTGTAAAAGATCATCCGGCATATTACCTGTTGCATGATAGCCCTAACGCTTGGCAGACATCGTACAAATTACGCGAATATGCGCAAAGTTCTGTTTTGTTATACGGAAATGCTTATATCCATATTGTTCGTGATAAAAATGGTGAGGTTGTTTCGCTTGAATCATTAGAGCCGTGGAAAGTGCAGTTGCTTAAAAACGGAAGTCGCCATGTTTATGCTTACTATGGTGACGATAAGACAATGAGCCTGTCTCCGGATGATGTTTTACACATCAAGTCACTTGGGCCATCAATAAAAACAGGGAAATCAGTTATTCAAACTCATGCTGAGACGATTGGTTTGGGTTTGGATGCTCGCAAATTTGCTAGCGGTTTCTTTGGTGGAAATGCTCGTCCTGCAGGTATTCTGTCTGTTAAGACACCACTGAATAGCAATGCGTGGGAAAACTTTAAAAAGATGTGGCAAACCGCACAAGAAAAGCTGAGAAGTGAAGAAAATAAAACAATATTACTTCCTGCTGAGCTTGATTATAAGGCTTTGACCGTATCACCAGTCGATACTGAACTGCTTTCAATGATGAAACTGAATCGTTCAGAAATTGCAGGTATTTTTAATGTTCCGGCACACATGATCAACGATTTGGAGAAGGCGACATTTTCCAATATATCAGAACAGACAATTCAGTTTATTCGATTCAGCGTTATGCCATGGGTGGTTAATTGGGAGCAGGAACTAAACCGAAAAATCTTTACTGAAGCAGAGCGTAAAGCGGGTTACTTCGTGAAGTTTAATCTTGCTGGAATTATGCGTGGTACTGCAGGTGAACGAGCAACATTTTACCATGCGGCTATCACTGATGGTTGGATGTCGCGAAATGAAGCTCGTCAGCTTGAAGATATGAATCCGGTTGATGGACTGGATGAAATGTTGGTTAGCGTGAACGCAGCAAAACAAGCAAATAATAAACAAACGGAGAACACAAATGAGTGATGTAGAAAAGCGCTCCTACGCAGGCGAAGTGCGAGCGGAAAGCCGAGATAATGAGCCTACGCACATTATCGGTTATGGTTCCGTGTTCAATACTATGTCTGAAGTAATGTGGGGTTTTCGCGAAATCATTATGCCAGGTGCATTTGATGATGTGCTTGAAGATGATGTGCGCGGGTTGTTTAATCACGACCCCAATTTCATTCTAGGGCGCAGTAAAGCGGGCACGTTGAGTCTATCAGTTGATGAAACAGGCCTTAAATACGACATTATCGCACCAGATAATCCAACTATTCGTGATTTAGTTATTGCACCGCTAAAACGTGGTGATATTACTCAATCATCATTTGCGTTTAAGATCGCACGCAATGGAGATGAGTGGTATGAAAATGATGATGGTGTGATCATCCGTGAAATTCATAAAATTTCACGCCTTTATGATGTCAGTCCTGTGACTTATCCCGCTTACCAAGAAGCAAGCAGTACAGCTCGCTCACTTGAAGCGTGGAAAGAAGCTCGGGATTCAGGAACAATTGCTAAAGCGGTATCACAAAAAGCCGCACGTGAGCGATTCTTAAGCTTAATTAGCGCTAAATAAAGTAATTTTTATCAATACGAGCCGCAATAATGCGGCTTTTTTCATTTTAAGAAAGAGGAAAAATCATGGCTAAATTACATGAACTTCAAGAAAAACGTCGTAATATCGCGGCTCAAATGCGTCAATTGAATGATGAAATTGGCGAAAAAACATGGACTGAAGAACAGCGTACTAAGTGGGATTCAATGAAATCCGAGTTAGGCGGTGTTGAATCACAAATTGAGCGTGAAGAATCATTACGATCAACCGATGCTTTATTTGTTGAAGAACAACGTCAAATTGAAATTGAATCAAAACCAGTTATTGATGTAGAAGTTAAACGTTCCCAAGCATTTAATTCGTTCTTGCGTCGTGGCTTAGGCGAATTAAGCCAAGAAGAACGTCAAGTAATGGCGGAACTTCGCGCGCAAGCGGCAGGCACGGACAATAAAGGTGGTTACACCGTACCTAAAGAAATGCAGGCTCGTATTGTCGAACAAATGAAAGCCTTTGGTGGTATTGCGAACGTTGCTAAAATCATTAATACTGCAGACGGCCGTGTTATTGCTTGGGCAACTGCAAACGGCACTGCTGAAGAAGGTGAGTTAGTTGGTGAAAATGCTGCAGCAACTGAATTAGATACTGATTTTGGTACAGCTGAACTTGGTGCGAAAAAACTCTCATCAAAAATTATCCGCGTATCAAACGAATTGCTACAAGATTCAGGTGTGAATATCGAAGAGTATTTATCTGGTCGAATTGCAGAGCGTATTGGTCGTGCAGAAGCTAAATATCTTATCCAAGGTACTGGCGTTGGCTCACCTGCTCAACCTAAAGGCTTACAAACTGCAGTTACTGGTGTAACTCAAGCAGTTGCTGCTGCAGTAGCATGGCAAGATTTTAACGCATTGATCCATTCAGTAGATCCTGCCTATCGCAATGTTGGCAATACTCGCCTTGCTTTCAACGACAATACGTTAAAAACGTTGAAAGAAATGGTGGATGGACAAAAACGTCCATTATGGTTGCCTGATGTGGCTGGCGTTGCTCCTGCAACCATCTTAGGCCATCAATATGTGATTGACCAAGGCATCGAAGATATTGGTTCAGGTAAGAAATTTGCTTACTTTGGTGACTTCAGCCGTTTCATCATTCGTCGTGTGTCAGGTATGACATTACGTCGCTTAGTGGAACGTTACGCAGAGTTCGACCAAGTAGGTTTCTTAGCGTTCCATCGCTTTGACTGCGTACTCGAAGATGTGTCAGCAATTAAAGCATTAACAGGTAAATAGCTAAAAGTGCGGTCAGAAATGGCCGCATTTTTTATTTTGGGGGATGAATGGAAATCACACTAGACGAAATTAAGTTGCAATGTCGCATTGATAATGATGAGGAAGATGATTTGTTGTCTGCCTATCTAGTTGCAGCAAAGGCGATGGTTGAGAACCACACGAATAGAGTGCTTTTTAATACATTGCCCGAAGAAAAACCGATTAATGCACAAGAAATCACTGGCGATTTAAAAATAGCTATATTAATGCTGATCGCTTACCTATATGAAAACCGTGGTGGATGGAACGAAGGGCAAGGTGTAACAAACTTTGATTTACCTCCAACTGTTAAAGCCATCATTGAGCGTTATCGCTTTATAGATGTATAGGTGATTAAGATGAACATAGGAAAGCTACGTCACAGAATTACTTTGTTAAAGCAGGTTAATGAAGTGAATGATTACGGTGCAAGTACTCAAACCTGGAAGAGAGTAGCTACTGTTTGGGCTGATGTTAGACCATTATCCGGTCGAGAGTATTTCTCAGCAAAGCAAGTACAGTCTGAAGTTACCACTCAAATATGGCTACGATATATCGAAGGCATTAAACCCACAATGAAGGTTAAGTTTGGGAAAAGAGAATTTGAAATTCTTTCCGTGCTTAATACTCAAGAGCGTGACGTGTCTTTACAGCTTATGTGTAAGGAGACAGGTAATGTCTAATCTGACTGTGAAAGTTACTGGTCTTAAAGAGTTAGGGAAAAAAATGAATGACCTTGGAAAGAAAACAAAAGGTCGTATTTCTGTTGACTCAATGCGAAAAGGGGCTGTGATTATCAGGGATAAAGCAAGAGCCAATGCACCAACTTTACAAGAGAAAGTACCGCATCGGAAACGTGGCACTTTAAAAAGAGCCATACTTGAAAGTACAAAGATTGATAAGTTCG